TTTGGTAACCGCGTTATTCCTTCGCTGGCAAGTCGGGTCACCAGCGCTTCTAGCCCTTTGGCGGGGAGGTTATTAACTGTGGCTTTGAGCTGCTCTTTGACGCTGCTTTCAGCATCAGCTTCTTCAATTTGGGCCAGGAGGAGGTCACGGACTGTATCTGCATGGAGGCGGACAGTAACAACACCCAAAATAGCAGAGAGGCCTCCATCTTCCTCGATGAAGTCGATACCCTTGGCGGTTATTCCTACCATACTAGGTGCCAGAGCATCTCTATTAACAGAAAATGATCCAGTTACTAGATCATGCTCTCTGAGGTAGGTCAGATTGCGAAGCAGGTGAATTGGAACCGCGTCCATCTCAACCGCAAGCGTCTTAACATCGCACCTACTTGGGTAGATTCCTTTCAAATAAGTCAGCGCTTTTTTTTGTAGCTGCCTGTCGTTCTCCATCACTCCTCCCTAAAGCCCATTGCATCATTGCCTGCAAAGATCGCTGCCCGGCGCTGCCTTGCAATCAATAAACCGCACACCGCCGCTACGGTCCCGCATGTAGGCGTAATCCCACTTGGACATACCATCCAGCTCGTACAGCACGCGGTTAGCCTGAGGCAGGCTCTTTGCCGTTGTCACTCCATCGCGCGGAATGGTGGCGCCGGCCGGGTAGAAGTACACAGCTGTCATTTGGCCCTGGGTATACGCGGCGGCATCTGCCCTGGACCGCAGCTGTGTGGGTGTCGCAGACGGCTGATAGCTGAAGGTAAACACCCGGTCATTGGAGGCGCTCTTAAAGTAGCCGGCCTGGGTGGTCGGCGAGTCGGGCCGGTCACTGCTGGCTCTACCTCCGAAGATTGAGCCAATAACTACCAGCGCCACCAGTGCTAACAGAATGCGCATAGAAAATTCCCTCTTGATGGGTCCAATGACCGCTCTGAGTCAGCCTAGAACATCAACCCGAACAGAAAACCCACAGCCCCAATGACCAAGCACTGAATCGGGTACTGCCGCAGCAGCGCTCCAAATGACATAGGCTCGGCGTGCTGGCCGGCAGCCTTGGCCTCGCTCAATAACTCACGCCGCTGTTGCTGGTATTGCTCCATGTGCGCAACAGCCTCGCGCAGCTTTTCGCTCGGCATGCCGTACAGGTGGGCATCACCGAGGACGGATAGGCAGAATCGGCTCAGCTCATCAGAGGCCTGCTTTCCGCGCGACAGCTCATTCAAGCGCGCCCTCAGATTCTCACGACGCTGTTGCTCGTAGAAGTTCTCACGGAACCGCTCCAGCGCATCAACGGCGTCCTGGTATTGGCTGCTGCGAATCTCCCCTACGGTCGTAACGCCCACAGCCACATGCACCACCGTAACCCATAGGTGCCTGGCCGATTGGTTGCACTCGTCCGCGATCGATGAAACCAACCCGCGCAGGGCGTCTCTCTGGGCTTTGACCAGCAGGTCGTCCTTCGACTCGGGCGCGAGGTTCACCTCAATCAAATCCCGCCCCGCGACCCTGTTTCGCTCCCCCTGCACATCTACTGCGTTGTTCACGTACTACTCCTTACCGTGCAAATCCCTGCCCGCCGTGCGGTTGTTGTTGCCTTGAACCACAACGCCGCCTGAAGCCCTGGCCGGCCTTTTCGTCGTTTTACCACCCGTCAGCAGGTCGGCTAGCAGCGCTTTTCTGGCCGCTGCCCCCATCCCTCTGTACGCCTCAAGCAGCAGCTGCTCATCAGCTGGCAAATGGTGCGACGTCGCGCCATTTGATCGCTCACCACTAAGCAAAAAACCGATGTCGACGCCTTCCTCAAGCCAGGCAGCAAGCGCGTTTGCGTCAGGCACAGAGCGCCCTTGCTCCCAGCCGATCTGGGTTCGCTTAGAAGCGCCAGCCATTTCCGCGAATTCCGGCTGGGTGTACCTGAGTCGCTCGCGCTCAGCCTTAAGACGCTCTCCAAATGCCGAATTTGTCACCTTATCACCTTGACAGGTGCCATATTTGGCACCATTATCTCCACAACAAAAGCCAAACATCATTCAGCAACCGAAGGAGCCACCGCCATGGCTACAAACCGGGTACTGACCCCTGACCAGGTCAAACAGCACTTCAAACAGCACGGCGTCACGATCAAAGAATGGGCCGAGGAGAACGGGTTCAGAACCAACGCCGTCTACCGCGTCCTCAATGGCATCGACAAAGCCTATTACGGCAACGGCCACAAGATCGCTGTCGCTCTCGGCCTCAAGGCCGAGCAATCAGCAACAGCAGCAGCCTGAGGTCACTCTCTATGCCATTCCCTCAGCCAGCCAACCTGACCGGCCCAATCCAGCCCCTTGATGCGTTCAGCCGCTTGCTCGACGTCGTCATTGCAAGCTCACCTGGCAATCAGGCAGAGACACTCAACGCCCTACGTGACGCTGCCACCCGCTACCAGCACAACGGCGCCATCCAGCGCATTACTACCGGCGAACGCCAACTGGCAAACCAGCTGCCGATCCTCGCGGCCGGCGAACTGCTGGCACCACGCGATGCGTATGGCTTCACACTTGATGCGCCGGTAATTGGCCACGCCGCTGACGGCTCGCACGGGCAGCGCCCAACTGGCAAACCAGATGCGCCATCGTCTGCTGGGCTGAATGGTCAAACTCTGCCTGCGGCCAGCGCGCGCCAAGCAGCGACGCCTCCAGCTTCTCCGGCTCCAGTTCACCACGCATTTCCATCTGCGCAGCAAGGCAAAGCCAAGCACGCGTTAGCGCGTGAATTTGACCCTCAACGGTCAGCAGGCGGTCGTCTTGATCAGCCATTGGGTAAGCCCTCATGCAAGTGAATGTACATCAAAAGGCTATCGCTCTTGAAACGGTTTTGCCCAGATGGAAAAAACCTATTTGTTTGGAACAGCCGCGCGGCAGACGCCTCGGGGGTATCCAATGACACGCCGAAATTGGAAAAGCTGGGTACCGCGCTCACCCGCCGAAGCGATGGAAGGCTGCGCACAGCGCGCCCTGGACAAGTACAACCGGGGCATTGAGCGCCTGGCCTGCGACCACCTGGGGCAGCACAACGCCAGCAGCCTGTACAAGTGGATGGGCAATGGCCGCCTGCCTCTCACGCTGATATTGCCTTTGGAGCGCGCCTGCGGCGTGCCCTTGATCACCCGCTACCTGGCAGCGGCCCACGGCAAGCTGCTGGTCGACATTCCCACCGGCCGCAAATGCCAGGCGCAGGACGTGCAGCAGCTGCAGACCGTACTCAACAGCGCGGTTGGCGCGCTGCTGGCCTTCAGCGATGGCAAGCAGAGTGCCGGGCAGACCCTAGACGAGGTGCGCGCCGGTATCGAAACGCTGGCGTGGCACCACGGCAACATCCAGCAGCATGACCACCCCCAGCTTGAGCTTGGAGACCCCGACGATGAGTAAAGACAACACCCGCACCAGCGACAGCGGTGCCCGCGTGCTGCGCGTGATGAAGGCTCTCAAGGGCCACACGCTGAACGGCCTGAGCAATGGCGAGCTGGCCAAGGCGCTGGGCGAGTCCCCGGCCAACATCAACCGCTGCATGAACACCCTGATCGCCGAGGGGCTGGCCACCCGGCTGGAGACCGGGCGCTTTGCGCCCGGCATGCAGCTGCTGCAGATCGCCCAGGCAACAGCCATGGAGCTGAGCACGGCCGAGGCCCGAATCCGCGAAATCAACCAACGCATGCTGGCCGGCGCCGGCCGCTAACAGGAGCACTTATGAGCAACGCAGCTGAATTTATCGAACAAGACGCGCCGGCCAAGGCCGGGCGCAAGCCAGGCAAGGCGGCAGCGCTGGTGCCCGACGTGGAGCTGAGCGGTGACCTGGTGAGCGTACAGAACCAGATGGCTGTGCTGAACGTGGAGCAGGAGAGCCGTGTGCGCTCTGTAGCTGAGCAGCTGGGCTACTCGCTGCCGGCTGACTGCACCAGCGCGGAGCTAATCGAGCGCGATATCGCCAGCAATATGCGCCGCAGCGTGGAGGCATGTCTGGAAATCGGACGGGGCCTACGCGTACTGAAAGAAGCCTGCCCCCATGGCGAGTTCATCAGCCGCCTGGATAGCCTGAGCATGGACCATAGCGTCGCCAAGCGCTTTATGCAGGCGGCATCCAAGTTCGCAATTGGTGCGACGTCGCGCCAAATCACCGAAGTGATCGGCAGCCAAAGCAAGCTGTTCGAGATGCTGGTTCTGGACGACGAGCAGATCGAAGAGCTGGAGCTGACTGGCCAGACCGGCGAGCTGACGCTGGACGACGTGGCGACAATGAGCGTCAAGGATTTACGCAAGGCGCTGCGCGAGGCCCGCGAGAACGGTGAGGCTAAGGACCGAGTACTGGCTGACCGCTCCCATAAGATCAATGAGCTGGAACACCAACTGGCGAAAAAGCCCAAGGTCGTGGTGGTTAAGCCCGACGAGGAAGCGGCAAAGCTACGCAAGGAGGTGGTGACAACTACTTACGAGCTGGAGACACGGCTGCAGGGCACCCTGCGCAAGGCGTTCGCGGATCTGGCTGAGCTTGGACTGGAGAGCGGCGAAGACCACCGCGCGTTCGGCGCGTCCCTGGTGCGCAACCTTGAGGTAACGCTGGCTGCGATTCGGTCTGAGTTCGATTTCCCTGAACTGAGCATCGACACGCTGCCCACCTGGAGCACGCTTCTCGGCCTCGACGAAGCGGCCGAGGGCTGATCATGAACCCGGTACTCATGCAGGAAATTCAGGCTGTAGCGCGCCAGGCCGAAGCGGCCGGTCGCGGCGAGCGCCGGGCGATCCTTGAGGCGGGCGCTGCT